GTTTAAAGGCAGAGGTATATCTGAACAAACACTTATAGATTTAAAAATAAGTGAAGGTTCCGAATTTATGCCACAAACAGGGAAAAACGAGAATGTAATAAAGTTCAATTATTACATGGGAGATCAACTGATAAATATAAAATATAGAGATGGCAGAAAAAACTTTAAGTTATTTAAAGGTGCTGAAAAAGTATTTTACAATATAAACAGTGTGATTGGATATGAATACTGCGTTATAGTTGAAGGCGAAATGGATGTTTTAGCATTACACGAAGCTGGAGTTACAAACGTAATATCTGTTCCAAATGGTGCTACTTTAAACACGAACAATCTAGACTACTTAGATAGTTGTATAGATTACTTTGACGACAAAGATAAAATTATATTAGCAGTTGATTCTGACGCTGCTGGTCAAGCATTACAGTCAGAGTTAATTCGTAGGTTAGGTTCAGAAGTTTGTTATTTAGCATCGTTTGAAGATTGTAAAGATGCTAATGAATACTTGTTAAAGTATGGTAAAGAAAAGTTATCACAGCGTATATCGCAAGCAAGACCTGTTCCTTTAGAAAATGTAAAAACATTTAAAGACATAGAAGATGATGTTACAGATTTTGTTAAAAACGGTTTTAAACCTGGATTCCAAGTTGGACTCGATAATTTTGACAGTATTTTTTCCACTTATACTGGTCAATTTATTACTGTTACTGGTATTCCTAGTTCTGGTAAGTCCGACTTTGTAGATCAAATGATAGTTGGTTACAATGCTAAATATGGTTGGAAAACAGCTTTTGCTTCACCAGAGAATCAACCTACTTATTTACATGCTCATAAACTAATGCGTAAAACCTGGGGTGATATGCCTACGCCTGAAGAGATACATGGTGATAAATGGAATCAAATAGCAGGTCACGTAAATGACAGTTATTATTTTATAGACATGGAACGATATACTTTAGAATCAGTGCTTAGAAAAGGTGCTGAATTGGTTAAACGAAAAGGTATTAAGTGTCTAGTTATAGATCCATTTAACAAGGTTAGAGCAACAGATGCTTCAGGAGATGTAAATGTATATACTTTAGAATATCTACAACAAATAGAGGTGTTTGCTAAAAAGTATGACGTACTTGTTATCGTTGTTGCTCACCCAACTAAAATGTATAAAGATAGAGAAGGTAAAATAGAAGAACCTACTATGTATAATATTAAAGGTGGTGGTGAATGGTACGATGCGTCTTATCACGGGTTATTAGTTCACAGAAACTATGAGGACAAAACCGTAAAAGTAAAAGTACTTAAAGTTAAGTTTCAAAATCTAGGTGAAAACGGAGCTGAAGCACATTTTAGATGGGAACCAAAATCAGGTTGTTTTTTACCTCATGTTCCTATTGATGCTTCTGGTGATAAAATGCCTTGGGACTAATGGATACTAAAGAAAAATGTAGCATGTGCAAATGGTGGCCAGCAACTACAAAATGTGGCAAATGCGAGTCTTGTTACGGTATATTACAACATTGGATAAAAAATAATATATTTAAACGTAAAATAGACAAATAAATGGCTATTAAAAAAGTACAAATAGACATGGGTGATTATATGTATTCAACTAAAGAGTTTGAAGCATATAGATGGTGTACTGAAAATGGAATATATATAAGTCCAGTAGCAAAGTCTACCTTAGAATGGTTTATATCGATAGAAATGAATAAAAAAATCCACATAAGTCCAGATGCTTATAAAAAAGTGGATGTGTGGAAACAGTTGTTTAAATTTTATATGTACTATTATGACAAATATAAAAAGTAGTTTTAAAAATGCTAATGAAGCATACACGTATTTATTAGATAAAATTATACTCGAAGGAGTTGATTTTGATGATACAAAAGCTTTGTTTAATGTAGGTTTCTATATAGAAAATCCAACAGATAATTCGATAAGAGATCTAAGTAGAAAATGGAATCCAGTTTATGCTATGCGAGAATGGATGTGGTACTTGTCTGGTGATCCTAGCGCTGTTGAAATATCTAAACATGCTCCAATATGGAAAAACATGATGGATGAAAACGGTTATGTTAGATCAAACTATGGTTGGCAATGGAAACGTAATGACCAAATAGGCAAAGTAATAGATTTGTTAAAATCAAATCCTAACACTAGAAAAGCAACTATATCTATATACGATGGAAAAGAAATAGATACGTATTCTAACGACACGCCTTGTACATACGCTGTTCAGTTTACAATATTAGACGGTAAATTAAATATGGCTGTTCTAATGCGTTCTAATGATCTCTGGTATGGTTTCTGTAACGATCAATTCTGTTTTTCAAACTTACAAGCAGACATTGCTCATATATTACAAGTAGAAATTGGTACTTATTATCATTTTGCTCATAATTTACATTTATATAACGATAAACTATAACTAGAATGGAAGAGAAAAAAACAATAGAATTTTGGAAAGATGGTGAATACGCCGCGAAAGGCGGTTATTTCGTTAGAAGCGAAATAAAGACTTTTTTAAACAAATTAATTGACAATGGTTTAGAACCAGTTGGATTAATTGTAGATTTAGAGTCTTTTAACTTAGAAGTAATTGTAAAAGAATAAAAATGACATATTATTTATATCACATCTTTGGTAAAAAGATAGGTGTCACGTGTAATCTTAAAGATAGATTAACAACACGACAAGGTTATGCCTGTGGAGAATATGAAGTTCTAGATTCTAGCGACGATATAGATTATATATCTGCAAAAGAATTAGAACTTCAACTTATCTACGGTTATAAAATAGACAGACAAACTTATAAACAACTAATAACTAAACAATCAAATAAATCTATGGTATTAAATGTAACTGAACAAACAACAACTTTTCCGTATCCTTTAAATAAACTTAAAGGTAATCTAATGGACAATCTGGGATTAGAAATAGATACCACATTTGGTAAATATGTGTTAAATCCAAAACTTGTAGATTGGATTATTAAAAATGCTAAAACATCTATGTACAATCCTTCTAGGTGTTATGTCTACAACAAAGCTATGGATGAATTCTTTAAACAAGAAGAACCTGGAATTAGTCCTCCCGCAAAACAAGTTCCAAATGTATATGACTTAATTAGAGAATGGGCAGATACTAGAGGAATTTACAGAAACGGAGATACTAAAACTCAATTCGCTAAGTTAATGGAAGAATCTGGCGAACTTGCTAGAGCTATTCTTAAAAATGATAGAGTAGAATTTATTGATGCTATTGGTGATATGATTGTGGTGTTAACTAATTTAGCTGCTTTAGAAGGTTTAAAAGTTGAAGACTGTGTAGTATCAGCTTACGACGTTATTAAGTCTAGACAAGGCAAAATGGTTAATGGTACGTTTGTCAAAGAACAACCACAGACTCAAAACGGATTAGAAGTTTCAAAATCTAAAATGTTACAAACGCTATAATATGAAAGAATCGTTTGAAGATTATCTAAGTAGATTAAAAGATAGAAGAGACGAAGATAGTTATAAATATACAGATGAAGATTTTAAATTATATAAAGACTATATTCAGGATTGTTGTGAAACAGGATTAAGTGTTTACAAATGTTTAGAATTTATGTGGTTTAAAACAAAAGAAGCTGAAAATAATTTTAAAGAATTAAATTTAATATGAAAGAAAAATTAATTGAGTTTAGAGATCCAATTGTAGAACGAGTTGTTGAAAAGTTTGTATCTAGATCAGACGTAGGGTTTGCTAAATACGGAACTACATTACACGAAGAGCGTACCATAAAAATGAAAGGTCTTTTTAAATATCTAAATGATGTTCAAGAGGAATTAATGGATGCGGTGCTATACATACAAGCGTGTAAAGAGGAAGTTCAGGATCTAACAGAAGAAATGTTGCTTGAAAAATTCAGAGAAGTTGATATGATTGGTTTTGATGAAATGCAAGTAAATGACTGTGATGGTGGACATCATTATTCTTTTACTATAGATGAAGACGACGAAAGAATGAAAGTAATTGGTCAAAACGGTAATGACGGATTACATTATGAAGAGAATAAGTAGAAAAAAAGGACCAGTAGTATCAAAGAAGGTAACATATAACGGTGTTACCTTTGCTTCTGGTTTAGAAAAACACATGTATAAAGCGTTGTTAGATGCGGGTATAGACTTTGACTATGAAGGAGAGGTATTTGAATTATTACCATCATTTAATTTTACTAACAGATGTTTTGAAAGACAATCAAACGGCAAAGGTGAATTCATAGATAGAGGTTGTAAAAAAGTGTTAAATTTAAAATATACTCCTGATTTCGTTGGAGAAGACTTTATTATAGAAACAAAAGGAAGAGCTAATGATTCATTTCCTTTACGTTGGAAAATGTTTAAAGAATGGATGATAAAGAATGACGACAATAGAACATTGTATAAACCGCAAAATCAAGCAGAATGTATGAAAACAATAGAATTAATTTTAAAACAAAGACAAGATGACTTCAAGTAGTAATTTACCAGAGAAAAAAGAGACTAGTTGGGAACTAGCGGTTGGATTATACCCAGGAATACTATTTGGCCTTAGAACATATCAAGAACCAACATTCGATACACACGTGTTGTATTTACCATTTATTAACATTTTATTAACAATAGACAAATAGTATGAGTTTAACATTAGATAAACAAATCTTAAGTGACATTACCGTATACACAAAATATGCAAAATACGTTCCAAGTAAAGAAAGAAGAGAAACTTGGGAAGAGTTAGTTACAAGGAACATGGAAATGCATATTGCTAAATTTCCACATTTAAAAGAAGCAATTGAACAAATTTACAGAAATTTCGTCTTTAATAAAAAGGTACTTCCGTCGATGCGAAGTTTGCAGTTTGGAGGTAAAGCAATTGAACTTAATAATGCTCGTATTTATAATTGTGCTTTCTTACCTATTGATAGTATTCATAGTTTTAGTGAGACAATGTTTCTATTACTTGGAGGTACTGGCGTTGGATATTCAGTACAGAATCATCAAATTGAAAAATTACCTGAGATTAGGAAACCAAACTACGATCGTAAGAAAAGATACGTTGTTCAAGACAGTATTATAGGTTGGGCAGATGCTGTTAAGGTTTTATTTAAGTCTTATACTGGAGGATTAACATCTCATATAGAATTTGACTTATCAGACATTAGACAAAAAGGTGCTTTGTTAATAACTGCTGGAGGAAAAGCTCCTGGTCCAGAACCATTAAGATTAGCGTTGGTTAAGATAGAAGCAATACTTAGAACAAAAGCAGATAGAACAAAGTTAACAGATATTGAATGCCACGATATTCAATGTCATATTGCTGACGCTGTACTAGCAGGTGGAATTAGAAGAGCAGCAATGATTAGTTTATTTGATTTAGATTCTACAGCTATGCTGAATTGTAAGGCAGGTAACTGGTGGGAAGATAATCCGCAAAGGGGTAGGTCAAATAACTCAGTTGTACTATTAAGACATAAGATTGATAAGAAAACATTTGACAAAGTCTGGGAAAGAATTGAAGCTTCTGGGTCAGGAGAACCTGGCATATATCTTACAAATGATAAAGATTGGGGAACTAATCCTTGCTGCGAAATTGCTTTACGACCTTATCAATTCTGCAACTTAACTGAGATTAATATGTCTGACATTAAAGACCAAGATGATTTTAATGCTAGATCATCAGCAGCATCATTTCTAGGTACATTACAGGCATCGTATTCTGATTTCCATTATCTACGTGACATTTGGAAAAAGAACACGGAGAAGGATGCCTTATTAGGTGTTTCAATGACTGGCATCGCCTCTAAATCTAACTTAGAATTAAATTATGAAGAAGCAGCTAACATTGTTAAAACAACAAATAAAGAAATCGCAAATCTACTTGGAATTAATGTGGCAGCTAGAACTACTGCAGTCAAACCCGCAGGGACAACTTCTTTGGTTCTTGGTACTTCTTCTGGGATTCACGCTTGGCACAATGACTATTATATTCGTAGGATGAGATTAGGTAAGAACGAGGCGATCTATTCTTATCTTGCTATTAACCATCCAGAATTGTTAGAAGACGAATACTTTAATCCAACAGTACAATCTGTTATTTCTGTACCTCAGAAAGCTCCTAATGGTGCTATTACAAGACATGAGTCTACATTAGACTTATTGGAAAGAGTAAAACTTATTTCAAGAGACTGGGTAAAACAAGGTCATACAAAAGGAAATAATACTCACAACGTTTCTTGTACTGTTTCTGTTAGAGATGATGAATGGAAAATTATTGGCGAATGGATGTGGGCAAATAAAGATTATTACAATGGATTATCTGTATTACCTTATCACGGTGGAACATATAAACAAACTCCGTTTGAAGACTGTACTAAAGAAGTTTACGAGCAAATGATGTCTACTTTAAAAGATGTAGATTTATCTAAAGTAATAGAGGTTCAAGATAATACTAATTTTGGAGAATCAGTTGCTTGTGGACCTGCTGGATGTGAAATAACTTAAAACAATAGTATGATTTATATAAAAGATAATTTCCTGGATGATGGATTAATAAAAGCAATGGACAAAGATGACAAGTGTTTTGAAAAGGTTGATTGTCCAGGAAAATCTTTTTGGATAAAGAGACCAACTCAGAAATTGTTAGACGAGATTCAAAAAACCATTGAATGGATTGAAGATAGAAAGATAATTCCTATTTTAGGTTTTATGAGAGAAGCTAAGGAAGGTCAAGATACTGACTGGAGAATACACAACGATTCAATAATAGAAGGTCAACAACCAGATAGAGCAGCTGTGTTGTATGTTTCAGAAGATAATTACGATGGAATAAATGGAACTGCTTTTTGGGAACATAAAGTGCACGGAGACACATTCGACAATCTAGATGTAGAAGAATATGATAGACTAATAACCTACGATGCTAATAATACAGATTTGTGGACTTTAAAAACAGTTGTAGGTCATAAACAAAACAGATTAGTTTCTTATCCATGTAATTATTTTCATAGTAAATATCCAAATGAATTCATAGAAAGTAGAAAAGTATTCGTAATATTTTATAAAACAGAAAATGGAAAATGAAGAAGAATACGCAATGTCGTTTTTATTATACAAAGTGACAAGAGTAGAAGTTGTAGAACATTCTGAACGTGCTAACGGAAGAGTATATACTAATTATTCAGCAAAAGATGTTGAATTACAATATCAAGACGATGGTAAAACCTTAAAAATATTTATAAAATGAAAGAACAAAGTTTAATTGAAATGAAAAACAAGATTGATTCTTTAACTAGAGTAGTAGAATACTTAATTAAAGAATACCAACACTTAACTACATTAGCTTCTGGAACATCTCAGGTAATTAAAATGATGCCTGGTTATGACGAAGCAATAGCAATACTTACTGAAAAGGCTAAAGATGAAATACTTGCAAAACAAGTAGAAGAAGATTTAAAAGTAACTTAAAAGTGCTATACACTAGATAGCGAATCGTACCAGCGCGATAAGGAGGAGCAACGCCTTGTCTTAGACGAAAGAATAAATAGTTCAGCAACGAACTCGCTAAATAAAGAAAAGGGGACCACTTTCGTGAATCCCCTTTCTCTATATAGGAACGTTGAGTATGGTGCTCATTTTATTTGTTCCTGTTTATTTTTTAAAATCCACTTGATTTAAACTCTTCTGCTTCAAATGCTTTTACATCAAATTCTCCACTTGATTTTAATTTAACTTTACCAGATTCTCCTAAACCTAAATTGTACTTACTGTATCCAAAAAGAGAAAATATTCTTTGCCAAGTTTCATAATCTGAATTTAAAGCATTACCTACGTTTTGAATTTTAACTAATAATCTATCTACAGGTACATTAGTAGTTGCTGAAGTTATTGATGTAAGCGCTTCTATAGCGTAAGTGTTATCTATACTAAATCCTTTATATCTTATCTCATCTTTATTATATACATAAGCTTTATAGGATTTTGTAATAGCTCTAGCTTTAATACCTATTGACGGCGCTAAGTTTGCTATTTCTAACAATATATCTCCATAACCTTTTGGATCTTCACTTACTTCATAAGCTTTTACTATAGCGTTTTTCGCAGTAGCCAACATAGCTCCTTGTAATCCAGATCCTCTAAGTAAAGTATCCATAGTTCCCATGGTAGCTCTCATCATCGCAGAATCATATTTACCAGCTTTAATCTCATCATCATCATCAAAGAACATAGAAAACAATGCGTTCTGAAGAAAGTTAAACATCATGTTCTGAATCGCAGAGTAATATACTATTTTAGCAATATTATTAGCAGCACTTCCTCTACCTTTAGCCAAATCTATAACAGATTTTTTTATTAATCTTGAATATTGCAATGGTGTGTTTTGAAAAGCAAGTATTAATCTTCCTTTAACACTAGCTTGATTCATTGATATTTTAGATACATCTGCTGACTGTTGAGACACTTCTGATACTTCGTAGAAATCACGCATGGTCAAACGCTCCGCTTCTGTTTGATCTAGTCCTTGTTTTAAATAAGTATTAATTCTATTTCTATAAAAACCAGCACCACCAAAAGCTATAGCAAAACTATCTGCTAATCTAGTAGGCGCGTATCCATTCTTCAATATCCAATAATTAGCTGCTTTAAGTTTATCTAAAACGCTTATATTTCTTGGGTCATTCATTATCTGAGCTAACTCAGCCTCTGCAACGTCGTTCATTAAACCAGATCTTCTATCTTTAAGATAGTCAGAGTTCCATATAGTTTGAAAATCACTCATATATTGAGGTACGTTTAGTAATGCTTTTCCAGCTTTTAACACATTGTTGTCTGATGTATTGATGTAGTTGACAGCGCCTATTGTTTGTAATACTGCGGATCTAATATTAGCAAACATAGTAACAGCTGTTGCTCCGTTTAACCAGTTTAAGAAATTATCATTCTGACCTTCTGCTCTGTTGCTTCCAGTTTTCATTCTATCTAAAGTATTTTTCAATGCTATAACGTATTTTCTACCATATATAGCTTCTATTTTACTTAGATTGTCTTTGGAAAATGCTTTTTCTATATTTTGAACCCAAGGTTCTAGATACTTAGCTCTATTTGATTTAGATATAATATTATTTATATCTCCAACAACACTTCCAAATCCCCAGTTATGACCAGGTTCAACATAACCATTAGCTTGTTTAGACAATAATGAAACGTCATCAGCAAATGCTCTTAATTGTTTATTACTTCTAACTATCTGTAATAAGTGAAATATATCTTTGTTGTCAAGACCAGGTATTTCATATCCAGCTTTTTTCCATAGATAAACCCTAACCGCTTGATCTGTTAAATAACCACCGTAACCAGAATCTTTCTTAAGTTCTTTACTTATTCCTTTATACTTTTTATTAATAAGTTCCTTCCAGTCTTTATACATTACCTGTCTAGCCTTCATCAAATTTAACATTGCGTCACTATAAGGTTTAAGTAAGTTATCTCTTAAAAAAGCTAACTGCTCTTCTCCTTTTGTTCCTTTAGCAGATCCTAAAGTGTATAACAATCCTTCAAAATCCTCGTCTTCTGGAGGTAGAAACAACTCGTGTTTACCTATGTTTTTACCTAAATTTTTAGCCGTTTCAGGTGAAAATGTTTCAGAAGAAGCAATGCCTTTGTTTTCCTCTATGATGTCGTTTACAGTTCCTTCTATGTTGTTATTTCTCTTTAAAGTTTCTTGATACTTTTTAGATTTAAAATCCAATGCATCCATTACTTGTTTAAGCAAAGGAGTTTCAGCAGTTTGACCAGGCATGAATTCAAAGTTGTTATACCCAGCAGCTGCTTTTTGAATTATCAAATATGCTGCCTCTTTATCCGTCATGTCTAATATGCTTGGAACTTTAAAAGTAACCTGTCCTCTGTTTATGGTAAGTAATTCATCTTGAAGTTGTTTTATTTTAACAGGATCACTTTCTTTTTTAAGTTCTTCTAGTATACGATTTGATTCTATAGTATCAGCTGAAGTTGCCATTTTTGCATTTTTAATAGCATTGTCTATGTCTCTAGCAACAACCCATTGTTCTGAGAATGGAAGTCCTTCTAAGAAACTAGACGTATCTCCGTTTTCTTCTTCAGCTAAACTAAATTTAACAACATCAGATTTACCTTTAGCCATGCTTTCTAAAACCTGACCCCTGATAACGTCATCTTTTAGATCGTTATATAAGTTAATATTTCTTTCAGCTACTCTTTCTAAAAACTCAGGATTACGTATAAGTCTTCTAGCTTCTTGTAAAACAAGAACGTCTCCAAACAACTCCATTAACGCAGTTCTTCTATCAAAATAAGCAGTAGCCCATAAAGGTTTGCCTGTTTTTTCATTAGACTCTGCTTCTTCAAATTGTTCTAATTCTTTTTTAGTTTTAGTGTCTCCATAAGTATTTATTATACGGGTTGCTTCTTCTATTCCATAATATGATTGTAAAAATTTTACTCTAGTTATATCACCTATTTTCTTTAAATTACCTTTTTCGTCAAATTCTTTTAGTCTAGGAGGTAGTTTTTTAGAAGCATAACTAGATTCTCCTGTTACTGGATCTATAGGATGGTTTATGACATTATAAAGTAATTCCCATTGATTATACATAAAAGATTCTATTTCAGGACCATTTTTAAAAGTCATTCTTCTAGCCATAGTTTTAGACAATGTAGATAATTTTTCTTTGAAATTTCTATATTCTAATGTCTCTACGTTAGGTGATCTTAGTATCTCACGCGCCACATCATCCGTAATGATTTTAGCAGGTGTATCTTGAATAGATAAAGCCTTAAATGTGTTTACCATCATTCCAGTAGAAAGATCATAAGATTTAAACGATTTTAAAGATTTTAATTCTTCTTTTTCTTCGTATGTTATATCTTTTTTTGCTTCTAATTCTAAACCACGTTTAAGATCTTTTAACTCGTTTTTTAACTCTGTTATTTTAACTGGATCAGTTTCTGTTTTTAACTTCCTACTAGCAGATACGGTTGGATCAGATGCTTCTGTGACGAAATTACTACCAAACGGTATAGTTTCTATGTCTAAATCTTTACCATTTTCATCTACAAATCTAAATACTGGATTTTTAAGTAATATAGCTAATTTTTCTTGTTCAACTTCGTACTCTTGCGCGTTTTCAAATACACTATCGCCTTCATCCATTAAGTATGATTCATCTCCACCAAATCCATCTGATATTTTAGACTCTTTGAACATTTCACCTTCTATATCTTCAGTAAACTTTTGCGTAGTTACATTACCAGAGTTTAACGCTACTTTCATTTTATTGTTAAGTTGAGAATTTATCCATGCATTTAAGTCCTCGTTCTCTTTTATAACACCTTTTTTACCCTTATATCCTTTTTCGTCTTGCTTTTCTACAGTGTCCTTAAAGTCTTTACTAGTAGGATCAAAACCTTTTTCTATTAGTTCTTTTTTGAATTCCTCTCTTTTTTCAAAAAACTCTCTATTAAAGTTTCTTATATGAGGCATAAGTGCTATTTGAGTTTCGCTTATCATGTCTAATTCACTAAAGTCAGGTAAAGAACTATATCCAAGAGCTTTTGACTTACCTTTAATTATGTACTCATATTCTTGTAGTATGTTATATAATACTCTTTCTATAGCTGGGTTTTCATCTCTTCCTCTAGTACTTCCAACACTCCATTTTTCTTTGTCGTATTTACTATTTATATCTTTTTTTATCTGTTCAGATGATTTTCTATTATCAAGTGAGAATTTTATTTCTTTGGCTTGTTCTGTTGCAACAACAGGCGTAGGAGTTTTCATCCCAGTCTCTTTTCTTAAAGCTTCTCTATTAACTTCAGCTCCTTTATTGCCTAACTTTATCATTGCTTTGCCCCAAGTTCCAGATTCAACGCTTTTGTTATAGTCTTTTAAGAAGTTGTATACGTCTCTTCCAGATTCAAACTTTATATCTCTTAAACCTAGGTTTTGTAAAACTACTCTAATTACATCTTTTAATTTATTAAATGCGTTTTCTTCATACTTAACAGTTTTATTACTAATAGCATCGGAATATAACATTAAAGCTTCTTCCCACTTTTCACCTAAATTTTGGTTTATTTTTTCGTCATATTGTTCTTTTGTTATCTCGTTTGACTCTAACAATCTAGATAAAATAGTCTTCTTTTTTTTAAAATCTTCTGTGTATAAATTAAATCTCTTAAAAAATTCTTTAGGTAAAGGATTTTGTGCGTTTTCTTTAGAATCTTCAGATATTTTTAATTTAGTTAGTTCCTTAGATAAAGCAATTCCTAGCAACTGTTGTACTTCTGGGTCTTTTAAAGTTTCTCTTACTAATCCATGTAAAAATTCATGTTGACCAGTTTCTACAGCTCCTCTTCTATATCCTATGTCGTCATTTACAAATATAAACTTTTTTCCATCTGGTATTTTAGAAGGATCAGTAGATATACTTTTTAAATAATTAGAAGTCATCATTACGCCTCGTTGTTTAGCATTATAACTTGCTTCTTCCTTAGGCATACCGAACTCATTTATAAAATAATCTTCTAACTGTTTTGTAGCAGAAACTCTATCGCTACTTTCGGAAAATGTTTTAAATTCAGTATTTTTAACAACTCCTTTTTCTATAGCTTTTGTTATAGATTTATTTTTTTGTCTTAAAGCATCTTCATAACTAATTCTCCTTACACTTTCTCTTATGTCATCTATCTTGTCATCTATTTCTCCGTGAAAAGACTTATCTACTCTTTTCTTTTCTCCTTCTAATTTACTAATTTCATCTAATTTTCTAAGAACAGGCATTGCTGATTCTGACGACACACTAGTTGGAAGTTTGTTTATGTTATTAGCGTAAATATCTACGTCTTCTTTTAACTTAGTTACTTGATCTATTGTAAATACTTTTTTACTAACTAAACCGTCTGCTATCTTATTAAATTCAATTTTATTCTTAGCTAAAGTACTTAACGAAGTTAGATTGTCTATGTTTTGATCTGGACCATGAAAACTAGGCATTTTCATTTTAGAGATTAAACCAGAAGAAATAAACGACAGTATAGACGTATTCATGAAGTCGTCACCAGTCATTGTTTCATTCATAATTTTCTGACCAGCATCTCTATTAGTCATTCTGTTGACACCAATTTCTCCTGCCTGTTGTAAGTTCTCTTGAACAACTTCCTTTCCGCCTTCTTCTGCAAATTCTATTAGGTTTCTAGGTGTGTTTTTTATAATATCATCTATATAAGAAACAAAACCTTTTTCACCTACTTTAAGATATTGATCCATTGCTTTTTTAATTATATTCTTAGAACCGAATATATTTTCAGCAACATTTGTCTGTGGGTTTATAACACCTGTAGTACTATATAATATAGCCATTCTTTGAGCGGCTGTAGACGCTAGTTTAAAAGCATCTTTATCATTTATACCATTATCTCTAGCCGCTTTTAAAGTGTCTTCGTATCCTTGAGAATAACCTAAAGCTCCTTGAGCAACCATAGAATAACCAGTACTTCTATCTAAAGGAACTTTTTTTAGTAACTGAGATGTATCATTTAATAAAGAAGTAAACTTACTACCTTGTTTTGCTCCAATTAAAGCCGCTCTTGTTTCTGTGGCTATCGCACCTAGTTGTCCAACTCCACGAGTAACCGCTGCTTGCAATAACATATCAGCCATGACGCCTGATGTTTGAACAGCAGCTCCTTGAGTACTAAATACCCAGTCAGAAGCTCCATATTTAGAATCTTGTACTATTTTATTATGCAGATCTTCATTAAATAGATCTGTTACTCTTATTTTAGAATCCTTATCATATACCTCTCCTTTTGAATCTACTATGTAGTTAGTACCTTTATAATTAACAGCTTTACCAGACACATAAGATATACCTCTATCATCTGGTTTAACTAACTTATTTTCCTCATCTAACATTCTAATACCTTCAGCAGCAGTTTCCATCCCTAAAGCGCTATATGCGGTTGCACTTACCTGAGCAGTTCTATCTACTACAGCATTCCAACCGGCTTTACCTATTTTACTAGCGGTATCCCAAGAAAAGAAGTCTGTTCCTCCTTGTTTAGACTCTTGATATATTCTAACATTTTCAGCGTCTCTATCTTTAAGTTTCTGAGTTAGTATAGGAAAGTTTTTTTCAACATATTTAGTAATACCTTTAGTATCAAATAATTCGTTGTGTACTATATTCTTTTCTTCTATCGCACCAGTTGCTATTTCTATATCTTGATTAAGATCTTGCTTAGTAAAGTCCCTACGTTGTTTGTCTTCCATGTACATGTTAAGTAACTTCTTTTTAGCAAGTTCTTTACTTAAACCTATATCATATCCACCCCATGCGTCTCTACCTTCTCCTTTAAATAATCCTTTTTCTTCCTTATCTAAAAAATCGTTTTTATAACCTTGTTTATTTAAAAATCCATCAAAATCTTGAGTATTTATACCTAAACTTTGAAGTTCTTTACTCTTAAAGTTGTCATCAACAAAAGTATCAGGTGTACCTTGATTTGTTGAAGAATAATAAGCATAAGGATCAGTTATATCTGAATCTGTGTTATGTATACTTTCTTTAGCTTTTAATATTTTATACTTACTATTCTCTCCTAATTCACCTGTTACTGGATTATCTCTAAACTCATTTACAAACTGTTGTATTTCTTCATCTGATCCATTAAATTTAACTTTTGTTTTAAATTCTTTTTTACCAGGAGCAGTTTGTATTTTTTGATCTTTCCAAGTTGCTTTTACTTTAGCTTCGTTTTGTTTCAAATCATATAGACCTTTATAGTCGTCTATATATTTAACTGGATTCGCAGAAGGTGGAGGTAATATACCTCTGTTTTGCATAGTATCTAAATCAGTCTGCGTCGGAAGTCTCCATTTTTTTGAATCCAAAGAACCATCCTTTGATGTTAAATCCGTATCTTTGTTCTGTGCCGTCGGTTTCTTCGATGTAGCGACCGCACTCTTCGCAACATCTTTTTGCTTTTTTGCTCCTGGATTTTTTACTAAAAAACTAGTTTTTTCAAACTGTGATTTACCTGATAAGTCTACTTGAGATCCGTCCGATAATGTATATATTTCTTCCATGTATATTTAATTATTGTTTACTTGCTCTTTTAGCATATTGTTCTTGAGATTCACCTTTTTTCATTGGATTTTTCTTTACCCAATCCATTAATTTAGCATCTTCTAGTTTTCCTTGTAGCATTTTTATTTCACCAGCATTAGAAGTTTGGTCTAAAGCTAGTTTAACTCTATCAACTGCTGAGTTGACATTATATCCTTTTACAGACTTATAACCAGTACCTTCTTTTGTTAAAATCTCTCCAGCACCAACAACTTTATTAAAAGCTGATTTTATATCTCCTTTAATATCTCCAGCATCATAAGCTTCTTGCATTGTTTTACCAGTATCATACTTTCCTTCTTTATAAGGTGAGTTTTGGTATCTTTTAAACACTTCTTCTCTTGTTAAGTATTTACTATTTGATCCAGATAGTTTATTTAAGTTGCTAACTAAACTTGCTCTTGTTCTATAATTTACTTGACCTGTAGAAACTTTCTCTCCTTGTTTAGGAACATATCCTTGTATAATTTCGTTAAAATAATCAGTTTTATATGTAGTAGGTTCTGGTTTTCCTCCGTCTTCTCCTAATGTTGCTTTTGCATTAGCTCTTAATTCAGCTTCACTAGTCTTATCTTTTAAAGTAACATCTCCTGACGGGTTCCAATAAATAGTATTTCCATTTTCATCTTTAGTTTTTCTAAAGTCACGAGTCATGTTTTCAAAAGACTTATTTGTTAAAAGACTCTTTAATATACTTTTCTGTTCTTCAGGAGTTTTATTTTTAAATTCTTCATCATAAAATCCTATAGGTTGTTTTAAAGTGTAATTTAACATAGTTCTAAGTCTAGATGGACTATCAGCAGATAACATACCTACAGCGGTTACTTCTGACTTTTGATCTATAGCAGCTCTAATTGCTTTTTCTTGAAGTCTTCTAGCTCGTATTTGAAACACATCTCCACCAACACCTCCTCCAGAATCTCCACCACTCGGTACATCTACTGTTTCTGTTTTTGGATTCAAATAACCTTCATATACCTCGCCTTTTTTATCAACGACGTCTTCTTTTGCTTTAGTGTAAAAAGTATCTAAACTTTCAACAGGAAGTAATAAACCACTGTCACCTTCTGCCTCTGATTTAGCAAATTTTTTAGAGTCTATCATAACGTCGAAAGCACTACCATCATTATGTTTACCAGTAACTTTTAACATCAATCCTTCACCATTTTCATCTTCTGTAATATCTATATTAGTATCAGTATACAAAGATGTCATACCGCCTAATATTTCAACGGCAGCTGTATTGTCTAATATTTCTTTATCTGTTTTACCGTCGATAACATGTCCACCTACTTCTCCAACTTTAATACCTTTAGTATCTAATCTCCAAGTAGCAGTTTGACCAGCTATTGACTTAGCAAAGTTAGCAGAAGAATCCATAAAAACATTAGCTTTTCTTATATTATCTAAATACTGTTGTCTTATCTTTGGATCTGTCTCGTTTAACAAAGCTATCCTAGAATCAGCAGCTAACGTTATTTTTTGTTGAACCATGTCATATACTTTAGCATCTACTGCATCGTTAACGGTTGACTCTTTTAACTTCCAGTCAGAAAGTTTTTCATTATAATAAAGATCTGTTTCATTCTTTTTATCTTGAAGTTTTTGAATCGTTAATTTACGTTCTTTTTCTTCTTGACGTTTTCTTTCTCCAGCAACCATTATTCCTTGAGAAACAGAACTAGCAGCATTAGCAATAGCGGCTGAAACTATTTCACTACCTCTACTAGGTTGTACCATAGGTGGATTTTCATAATATCCCATATTTATAACTTTTTACTTTGATTTATTATTTACCAAGACTAGCGTTAGAAGCTAAACCACCTGCTATGCTTCCAACGGCACTTATCCCAGCACCAATAGCCGCACTTTGAGCTTGTTTCGCAGCTGCTTGATTAGCCGAAGCCTGCGCTTCTTGACCAGCTAGTCTATTTAGTTTAGAAATATCTCTAGATTCTTGTTCTCCATATTTAAACTTAATAGCATCTGTTTCAGCGGTTTGTAATCTTTGAGCTTCTCCAAATTTGACCCCTTGAAGTCTTTGAGCTTCTTCTAATTTTGCTTTTTGCATATCAGCTTGTCCTTGAGCTTTTAACTTCTCATTATTTGCTTCTTGCTGTTCTATACTAGCGGAAACACCTTTTTTACTTTGCAACGCGGCTTGGGCTAAAGCAGTAGCTCCACCAGCGCCAGCTCCTGTTGCTCTTAATGTATCTAGAGTATTAGCTAATGATAAATCTGCTTCTTCTGCCTGCATTTTAGCAGCTTGAGTAGCTACTCCTAAGTTAGCAAAAGGATTACTTATCATTCCACTAAGATCTGTAGCTATTCCACTAAGATCAGTTACATTAGCATACGGATTTGGTATTGCTTGTCTATTTTTCTCTAAAGCAGTTATCTCACCTGCTCTTCTATCTGCTTCGTTTTTGTATCCTTTAGCTGCTTGTTTTGATTGATTTGCTTGGACCAAAGATCCACCAACTGCTAAAGCCGCCGCTCCTCCTGCTACGCATGCTGTTATTACTGCCATATTAAGTTATTTTTTTTGATATTTCATACGAAGGAGTTTCATCCACTGTATATCCTAATTTTTTATGAGTTTCAATTAAACTATTACTTCTTGTTATACTAATTATAATAGTGTAACCTTGTTGTTTAGCTACGTCTTCTAGAGTGTTTATAAGCATCTCTAACGCATCTTTTCTATCTGATTCCTTATATGTTGGACTAGATATAATCCAGTCTAACCATGCAACCTTAGAATTAGATAAATACAGAAAACCAGCCGCAACTGGTTCTTCTCCTTTACATATCATTATTCCTCCAAGTCCGTTTAAAGGTAGTACCTCTTTACTTACTTCTGGCCATCTCCACCATTTCCACCATGAAGACATTGTTTCCCAATCTGACTCGTTTAATGATCTAGCTTTTAATTCCATTTAATTTTATTTAATTTAATAAGTAGAGTATTCGAAATTAGTTGATACTGAGAATAATTCTTTAACTCCTCCAACATCTGTAACATTATCAGTTGACATGTCTACTGTAGATAAATATCCTTTTATTCCAGATATTTCATCACCATAGTTTATTTCTTCTTGGTTAGCTAAACTTTTATTAATAAGAGCAGCCATATATTTATTTTCTTTTCTATCAAAACCAGCTCTATTTATAGGTGGATATAATATCTGTGGATAAGAATTACCGTAATCATCATAAGCTCCTTCAACATAACTAAAAACAGAAGGATCATTAATACCGGTTAAAACGCCAGTTGTATCTTGACTACTAGAATAATTAACTCCAAGTAAATCAGGACCTGTAAAATCAGATGTAAAAGAATCAACTTGCCATCCATTTGCTCCTTCGTAGTTTACAGTATTAAATATTTTAACGTTACTAGGACTTGTATTGAACACGAATCTAATACTAGATCCATATTGTGTACCATAAAAATTACATCTAGTATTTGCTGTCTCATCATAATGTAACCAAAGAGCTCCGTTTTTTACAGTATATACTTTATTTTTTAAACTTATAATTTGAGATGGTTTAAAAGTTAGAAAACTAGAAAAACCATTAGATTGTTCATTATATGCTAAAGTACTATAACTAGTGTTAGGATTTGAGTTTGATTTTTGCATAGACAAAACGTACTGTTTATTATGTACATCCCAACCAGCTATTATACCACCGTTTCCATAAAACTTACTATCTATATTAGCAAACTCGTCTCTAAAGAAATCAGTCATACCATATTCTGATATTTCAGTTATACCATCTTGAGAAAGTCTTAAAACAGCATTTCTATATCTATCTGTAAAATACTTCCTATAACCATAAACAGCAAAACTTTGAGGATCTTTACTTATACCATAATTACCAGCATATGCTTGAACCTGACCTATAACCACGTTAGAAGAAGTAATACTACCTCCTCCTTCCGCGGAGTATATAGCGTCTTTATCTATCAAAGCTCTACTAACTTTGTTTTCTTGAAATATTATTAAGTTAGTATCTTCAGCATATATTTTTTGAATAGAACCATAAGTAGGATCTACGCTTTTAGTTATTTCTTCTCCTATAGAAAATTGATTAGTATTGTTTATACCTGTTCTAGAGTTAAAAACCCCAGAATATATTAAAGAACTAGATTTAGCTGAAGATGAATTATCGTCTTCAACTATATACGCTTTAACACCAAAATCAACGCTAGGATTCTCGTAACCTCCTTCTATTCTAGATTCCTCAACTACCCATTCTTTAATCTGTGATTGAACTATATTTGAAGCAGGCCAACCACCAACTGCTGCTGGTATACCAAAAGAACCACCCCAAATAGGATTGTCTGTTCCGTTAAATATTTTTTTTAATAAAAAAGTATTAAAAAACTTTACTTCTACAACTGCGGCCATATTCCTTGTTTGTTATCATTAATATTATCACTTATTTAATCTTTAAATTACATGTATACATTTTATTGAGTATACACGAGACCTCCATCTGCAGAAGTCATATAGTTTGATTTATATACGTCTATTGATATAGTATAACTATATGGAATTGCAGAAGCCGGTAATGAGAAGTAAGTAGAAAAGTTTGTTGTTGGTCCAGCGGAACTAGCCGAAGCTGTTCTATTTATTCCACCAACTGTAACGCTTACGTTTGAAGTAGCACTTTGACCAGATGCAGCAGTTGCCGTAGCTTTAGCAGCGAAAGTAGCTCCTGCTCCAGTTATTGTAACCGTTCCAGAATACGAAGCATCTACATCTGAATATATCAATGTAGAAAAACTAATTGATTTAATAGCTGGATAGAAAACAGTTACATTAGTAGTTACAAATAGACCACTTGCTTCTGTTAATTTTACAACTAAATTGAAAATTCCTTCTAAAGAACTATTACTAGTTTTTAACATACCAGTTGAATCTATAGTGAATTGTGCAGAACCAGTTACGCTCCATGTTAAATCAGAAGTACTATTTCCTCCAAGTGGATTAGATCCATTATTTCCAACGAATTGGAATACATCCAAATCTCCAGTTGCTTTATTCACGGTATCTGAAGGATATGTTGTTATAGCAGGTGAAACATTAGTTAGATTTCCAGTAGTAACAAATGTCTTGTAAATCTCTGGAGAACCATCCATTACTTTAATTGTAAAAGTAAATGGATTTAAAGCAGCACCATTATAACCATAATAAAAGTATTTACCTGGAGTTGTTCTAATTCGATAGTTATATACACTACCAACTGATTGTCCTGGAACAGGTTCAATAATAAATTTATCTAATACAGATGAACCGTCTTGTGTAGTAGCACTTAATAACACGACACTATTTGGCTCTATAGTAGCATCTGCAATATTTGTAAAGTGAAAGTACGGTGAAGCAGTAGTTACAGTTCCATTAGTAGCATCACCTTGAGCTTCTGTTAAATTAAAATTCCATCCAACTATATCTTTAAGAGTAAAAGTTGCTCCGTTCTGTATCGCATCATTAAGTTCACTTATTATTCCAGAAGAAGAAGTTTCCCAGTATATATCTAATTTAGAATCTACTGGTTTAGTCTCATATACTGACAAATTTATTACATTTGGAGTAGTCGTACTAGAAGGTATAACCCCTAATCTTTCTGGAGTAGATATTCTAGCTATAAGTGGATTAGAATTTATTTGATAAAAATTTAAGAACTCATTTGTTAATGTTACTGTAGTATTGAAAAACAAAGAATTGTTATTTGCTATAGTACTTACTATTGAGTAAGAAGTTTTAGGATAATACATCTCGTTTTTATACGCAGTTGAATTATTATTAACTCTTGGATAAAGAACAACACTACTTCTAAACTGCACTTGAGAAGGTCCAACTTCTGTTAAATCTCTAGGAACTTTATTTATATTATCATTTATCAATACCACATGAGATGTTTTACCAATCTCTAAAAGTGTGTTAGTAGGATATGAGGACATGGTTCCAGGAAGATACACATTGTAGTATTCTTGTTCCGTTTGTTTAACTACTATTTTATATGAGTACCAACCCAATGGATTGTAAGAAGCGCTCGATGTATCTCCATTATATAAACCAGGCCAACCTAAAACTAAATCTGGATCTGTTGGAGATATAACGTTATTAAATAATACTTTCAATGAATTACCCGGCCAATAAGATATTTTAGTTGTAGTTGTATCACTAGAAGTTAAGTAAGGAGCATATAAAGAAGAAGCGACAAAAGTGTTACTAGATTCTGATGTTAACTTATTAGACAATATAACTCCTGATTCTCTACCAAACTTATCACATAGAATTATACCTACTTGGTAATTTCTATTTTGCTTAACGGAATGATTTGGATATTCTACGATACTTGTACCAGTGCCATTTGTAAATCCAAAACCATATTTAGTACCATATCCAACGTTATAATCTAAGTACTTAGGATAGTAAAACTTATCTTGGTAATTACTGTAGACTATTCTATTACTAACTATTTCTTGTCCTAACGCTTTGATTGGTACTCTATCATTTACTCTTATTAAATCTCTTTCTGGAAGAGTTTTAAACGGTTTTTTAGATTGATATTCATATATATAAACCGTAGAAGAAGTGTCGAAAGTTGAATCAACAGGTATTAAATCTACAGCGTTTATAGCTATTTCATTAGCATCTTTGCACAGTATCTCTATATAAGATACTTTATATCTAGAGTTTAATTGATTTTCAGCGCAAGGTAATTTTATTTGTAAAAATACATCGTTAACTTTATTTCTCATGAACTTTACGATTGTACTTCTATACGTATCTGCTTCATTATCAGTTGTCGGCGTAGTAGTATTGTCGTACAAGAAATAACCATCTTGTTTTGGTATATATATTATTTGAGTAAAAGGTGCCATTATAGAATATTCTCCGTCTTCGAATTTATATCTATAACTAAATCTCATATACTTATCTTCTAAATAAGTTGGATCACCAGCATAACTAGAATTATAATATGGATTATTTGTAGTTCCATTCGGTAGTTTTGGACTAACAACATCTAACATTGAAGATTCATAAGTACCCACTGGAACGCCAGATAAAGTACTTAGTCTAAATAACTCCATAGCGTGTGATGGATTTATCTTTGCCACCGATATTTGTTCTTCATACTGATAATATGTTGAACTACTAGCTGCGTTTTTTACGTTTATCCTTCTAGGTTGATTTCTATTATCTGTAAAAAATAATAAATCATCTATTAAGTTTATACCTAATACTGGATTTAACGTAGAAAAATTTAAAAAAGCACCTGAAACTAACTTGGTAGATGTTAAGTCTAAACTATTATATACATATATAAAGTTTTTAGCATCTTTATTATATGTCGGAATATTGTTGTTAGTTAAAAGTAAATATATGTTATTTTTTGAATTATCTGTATATATACCTATACATTCTAGTCCAGTAGAACCTGTCAATGTATTGAAGTCAACAGCTAAACTATTACCTAAAACATTCTGTAAAGTACCTACGTCTGAATTCTCGGATCTATTTACTTCCAAGTTTAACGCATAACGATATTCATTAGGTTGTAGTAATCTGTCATCTATATCTCGATTCATCTTAGCACCGAGAAAATTGTTTTTAATTTCAGCCATTTATTTAATGTTTAATCCATTTAGATTGACCTCTTAACACTTGTGTTATTTCTTCTAATTTAATATTAGAAAGTCTTATTTTAGTATTTCTTAATTTAGCTACTTTTTCCTGTTTAAGTCTTTGTACCAGATATTCTGGTTGATTTGCTCTATTAGCTATTATAGCATGAAGTATGTAAGCATACATTGCCTCTTCTGCCATCTTAGGAATTCTAGAATCCATATCATAAGCTAGACCATCTGAAATGTATTCAAGAACTATTAACTTACCTACTAGATCACTACTAAAAGATATTTTACCTTCTCTGTCGTTTATAGTAAAATAACCATTAATATTAGAAAATTGCGGATCAACTCCATATCTTCTTCCGTAAAAAGCATTTTGAACCCATGTATCTCCATTGTACCAATCACCAACAAAATTATTTATGTCATAACTTAAAGTTTTGTCGTTATTAGTATTCCATCTCTCTTCTGTTAATGAGTCACCTTCTATGTTGTCATTAAAACTATCTTGAATTGGAACGCCACTTGAATCTTGCAAAGGATTTTCGTATGGATTTATAGTAAGATTATTTGCCGGATATATTATATGTTTTACACCGGCCATATCTATCCAAGACATGCGAACATAATTAACATAGTCTTGAGGTATTACAACGCTTAAACTTGGAGGAATATTTAACTCTTGTGATTTCACACTTTTTAAAGTATCATAACTAAACTCTTGCATACTTCTCTTAGCATGAAATATAACGTCAGTTCTTTTAACTGAGTTTATTAATTTACCAGTACCAACGTATCCAACTAAGAAATTATTGACAACATCGTTTAAAGTTATATAAGAATATCCACCGTAATTTTGTTCTACAGTGTCTCCGTACGCGTGACTATTTAGATCTGATGCGTTACTATAATTACCACCTTTTAATGTTTTTAATTGAACAACTAAGCAAGTTCCAACAAGTAATACTTCTGATATAGTTATAGTATTGTTTGAAACTGTATATGAAGATGTATATTCATCAAATGTTCCTGGAAGACCAGTTGCACTAACGTATAATTTAAAGTTGTTTAAAGCATAATCTACATTATCTGGATTACTATCTCCAAATACTAAATCAGTATTAAAAGTAGTTGTAAATGACTGTTGTATTCCGCTTTTGACAAAACCTTGTGCTCCTTCGTAATACTGTCTATTTGTTTCGGTTATTAAACCATTGTTTGGAGTTGGCATAATCTAATTAATTTTTTGAGTTTACTTCTACTGATTGCGCTTGTTGTACAGCTGCTTGAACGATTTGAGGATCTTTTATAATTATACCTGCATACATTAGTATTTTTAATATAATAGTAGTTTGTTCTGTTTCGTGTAGTTCAAAGTTTCTAGAACCTGTTGAAGGAGTTCCAACAACATAAGCATTTGGATCATATATATATTGACCTCTAGTACCAACATTAAAACCCCAGATAGGATCAAGTGGTTTTCTAATATATGTACATGTTATTCCAGAAGTTATTGTAGATGGATATACAGTCAGTTTAACATTCTTAAGTTGATATACTGGCCAATATAAAGATGGTTTTGTTATTGGAGATAGATTAAGTTCTAATAATTCATTTGGTTGAACGTATTGAACCTCTTTGTCTCCGTTATATATTACTGTCCCTATTTTATAAAATTGACTAGGAGACGTCGGCGTTATTGTAAATATACCAGAAGAATAAACACAGTCGCTAATATCTTGAAAAACAGATATTTTTTCTTCTAAATTTTTTATACGATCACTATATTCACTGTCGTTCCCAGGTACACGAAGTTGCTGGTTTAGATCATCAAAATATTCGTTTAGTATCTCAAGTTGAACTTGTATTGCTGTTTTATTAAAATCCTGTGGAGTCATATATCCACGTTGCTCTTTATTAAGAATTAATAAAACTGTTTTATAAACTGTATCTATATTTACTGCCATTTATTATATTTGTTATAATATTAAAGCGGTTACTGTATACTTATCTACAATAACCGCTTATATATTGGTATTACACGTTATTTAAGTTTTTTCTCTATGGATTTAAAGATTTGAATACCTTCATCTGTCTTGAAAAAAGCTGCCATTGCTGAATAAGGATTCTCGTCAAATGGAACGGTCATTAATTTTCTATCATTTTCACCCCACATAAATGTTCTATTGTCTGGTGATAACTTTATAATATTAGATTCCGTTGCTCTAATAGCTATATTTCTAAGTTGCACATTGTCATCACTCGCTAGTTCTAAGAACAAAGAAGGATTTCTTCTAGCAAATAACAATAAGTCTCTTTTTACTTCCTTAGAACTCATCTTATTGACTCTAGAACCTACTTCTACACGTACAATAGCTTCAGCTTCATCAATGTCCATTTCAAATGCGGCATTCATTGCTTGCATTTCTAATTCTATGTAATCTAAATCATCACCTGCTTCAATCGTTGGATCAAATTCAGTATATTTAATACCTAGACCAGGATGATAGATTGATAACATTTTTTGTAAATTCTGTTTTTCTTTAGGAACGAATAATGTACCGTTCTCAAATACAACATGACCAAGTGTAACTTGACCTTTTTGCTCTTCAACAAATGGAGAGTTTTGATTTGTAGCGTATCTTAATTCTTTTTGATCGCCTGTTTCTTTATCAAACCATAACAATGGGTATCTCAAAGTATGCTTACATTGTAGCGTATACGTTAGAGGAGCATTACTATCTGCTACGAGATAAGTTCTGTCTTTTATTTCCCAGTTATTTTTTGGAAGTTTAACTTCAATATATTTAGGTTTTTCAACCAATTCTATAGGATCTAACACTTCGATGTGTTCTAATGTTTTGATGTTTGTTTTTGCAGGATTTGCCATAATATGATATAATTTAATAAATTTTTAAAAAGGTAATAAATACCCCCGTAGTTTCAACGAGGGTAAATATCACCGGTTTGTTATACAGAAGCTGTGAACAACACGAAGTTGTTAGCCGCTTGAGTAACTAAACATCTTTCAGACAAGAAGTGTACTTGCATTGCATCAAGATCAGAAGTGTAAGCACCTCCAACAGATCCAGTAATCCAAGATTTCATACGTCTGTCATCTGCTTGGTTAGCTCTGTAACGAACGTGTAAGAAAGGTCTACGGATATTAGTACCTAATTGTTGGTCATATACTGTAGATGTTCCTGCTGGAACAAGTACTCCATCAATAGATGTATTAGCCATACCTCCACGAGTAGAAGCATCGTTTAAATATTTCCAGTCAGTTTTGTAGAAATCGTAAGATCCACGACGGAAACCAGAGAAACCTAAGTTTAATGCCATTTGCTCAGAGTTTTCAAATAAACCATAAGCAACACCACCAGCACCTCCTGATGATAAAGAAGCAAGCATATCATCAAAGTCAAGAGAAGTAGCTCTGTTCAAGAAGAACATATTTTCTTCAACTGCACCTTGAGTATCTAAGTTTTTCAAAATTGAATCGAAATCACCTAATCCAGAAGCAGCAGTAAAGTTATTTACAACATTACCTCTATCTTTAATAGCAGCGAATAAACCTTGTGTACCTTTGTAAACAGCACCATCACCAGTAGCAGCAATACCAGCAACACCTGATCCAGAAGCAGCTAATTCACCTTCAATTACTGACATTTCCAAGTAATCTTCAAAACGTAGTCTTGTTTCTGACTCAGCTTTTAAATACCATAAGAAACCACCAGTACCATCTTCAGTTGCAACTTCAACCCAACCAATTTGAGCAGTATCAGAACCAGAAATTTGGTATCTTTCTTTGATGATTATAGGAGAGTTACTAAATTGAGTGAAAGAAGGAGTTACAGTATTGATTGTAGAATCTGTAGTACCTTTTTTAAACTCAGAACCGTATACGAAGATCTTAAGATCTGTAGCACCTGTGAAAACAACAGTATTACCAGCACCAGTAGTCAAATCTAATTGAGTATAAGGAGCAACTGTAATAACAGCAGGGTTAGTTGTACCAGCAGTAGATGCAGTTACAAGAACTTTAAGTTCTTTACCTGTAGAAGGACTCATTACAACTAATGTTTGACCAACTGAAATTACGTTGTTAACAAAGTTTTTACCAGTTCCACCAACTACGAAAGTTAATGTAGTAGCACTAGCGCAAGTAACGTTAGTATATGCAATGTGTAATCTATTTTGTTCAGACCAAATAACTTGATCAGAAGACATAGGCATTTCAGCTCCTACCATACGTAAGAATCCTGAAAGAGTTCTATTTCCAAAACGCTCTACTTCTTGTTCGTAGATTTCTGGTAAATATTGTTGAGCGAAATCATTACCAGTTCCATTAGTGAAGTTTAAGTAATTAGTTTCTAAAGCTGTTTGTTTTTGACTCGGTTTAATACTACCGAATTGTGGAGAGGCATTTGCCATAATCTTAAATTTTAATTGTTAAATTTTTTTGTTTGTATTCTTAGTTTTGAAGAATCAAAACCGCTAACTGACTTAACTCTTAAACCGTTTACAAATACTTCACCAGACGTTTGTCTTGGTTGACTTGAACTTGGGTTTTTTGAATTACTCATAACTTCTTTAACGGCATCTGCTTTCCCTTGTTCATAGAAATGCTGAGCTATTTTATCTGAGTTCATAGCGGTATACAAAGCCTTGTGATAATTCTTGCTGTCATTAATGTTTCCTTCTTTATCTAAGAACTTCCCGATAAAATTATTAATGTCAGATTGTTTCTCTACTAGTTGTTCATTGTTTTGGACACTATATCTAAATCTCTTTTCACCAACATTATATTCAAAACCTTTGAAATCGTTGTTAAATAATTTTTTAGTTTCCTGTTTAAACCTTTCATGCCTAGTTTTAGACTCGTCTTCGGATTGTTTGTATCGATTGAAAAAGTCAGAAGCTTCTTTTTGTTCTTGAGTTTGACCAGGTCTCAACTTGATTTCCTCGTAATATTCACTCTTTATTGACTCTAAGTGTTTCTTAGCTTTTGCAATCTCTTCTTTAAAAGCAAGTTTCTTTTTACGAATGTCTCGCTCTTCTTCTAAATCCTCATCGTATTCAAAAGTGTCTTCCATTAAAAATTGGATTTCTTCTCTATCTAGATGAGGTTTTGTTCTTGTATAATATTCTTTTAATAGTGTTTTTTCGTCTACATTTGAATAGTCGGTATTCAATCTAACGTAATCTTCTACAGATCCACCAGTTTCTTCCATAAAAGCAACTAATTTTTCTATATTCTCTGGTAAAGGTTTCCCAGTAGCAAGTTGTTCTTGAACATGTTTCTCAACAATATCTATTTCTTCACTTGTGATTTCTTCAACAACATTTTCAAAGGACCTTTCGTTTCCTCGCTCCATTTCTTGCAGTTCCACTTCGGGTTGTTCTGTGCGTAACACGCTTTCATTTGTGCTTTGTTTTTGAATGGCATCTTCTTCTGTTTTATCTAAACTTGGTATAACAACCTTTGTTACTTCCTGTTCAATCTTAGCGGTTGATAAATCGACTTTAACAACCTCATTTTCTTTACCTAAATTCTTAGGAGTTCTTGGACTTTTTTTAGCAGGCATTTTAAATTCACCTTCTTGTTTAATAATTTCTGACATAATATAATATAATTAGATAGTTGTTTTGTTTTACATTCCTAATCCTTCTAGTCCGCTAAACTGACTTGATTCAAAGTTCTGTGGTAATGAGTCATTACTTCTTTGATTTACTAATTGAGATTGTTGAGATGCTTGTATTCTAGTTCTTTCATCTTTTCTATCTTCTGCATTCTGTAAGTTTTGAGTATCTGACTGTGTTTTTAATTGTGCTAATTGCATATCGTATTGAAATTGCTGTTCCATCATTTGAATTTTAAGTTGCATTTCAGTTTGCATCTTTTGCATTTCAAATTGAGACTTTGCTCTCTCTATATTTATTGTTTCCTGCGTTAACGCTTGTTGTTTTTGAACTTCGAATAAAGCTGCTTGTTGCGCAGTCTGTTGATTCGCTTGAGCCTGTACTTGTATATTAGCCATTTGAGCTTCTTGAGCAGCTTTTTGTTTTTTAGACTTTCTTAATTTTAGCATTTGATTTGCTAATTTAAGATTTTTAATCTGTCTAACATCAATAGCATCGTCTAAATCTATACCACCACTTTGCAAAGCAACTTGTATGTTCTGTTCAAGCATTGCTTTTTCTTCTTCATCTGGTTCTAATTCTAAATAAATTCCAAAGTCATGAAGATTAAGATTTTTTATTTCTCTTAAAGTAGCAGCGTTATAAGTTGTTATACTTTGTTCTAGTACTTTAGCTGTTAATGGATAATCTAAGCAATCAGCAACTCTAAGGGATATGTTTTCGCACACTCTAAGAGTTAAATATATACTAGACTGTAATATATGCTTTGTAGCAGTATTTGACGCGTTAGCGGCCATCTTTTGTAAACCAACTAAAGTATCTTTTTCAACCATACTTCCATCGCGAGCTTCATTCAATCCAGTTACATCTCTTATCATTTGTAAATAATACTGATAAGTTTGTATCAACGCTGCTATTTTTGCTTGTCCAGAAGAACTGTTTAATTCTTGAATGGGAACTCTAGCTGAATTTTGACCACCTTCTTGCGTTAGTGACCTACCTACTATACTACCAGTTTGGAAGTACATATTCAAAGCTTCTGCTGGATTGTAATTTGTACCATTTCCTAGATCGACTTCCATTAAACCATCTATATCAAGAAAAACTCCATCAGGAACTATCTTAGACATAACTTGTTGTAGTTTAAGATGCGTTAGTTGAATCATATCAGCAAATCCAGTTATTTTATTAACTGTTGAATCTATTCTGCCTTTATACATTCTAGGAGCACAAATAACATAATTCATTTCTACTTTCGTAGTATCAGCATAAGGTCTTGTCATATTTTCAGACAATTTCCATTCTAACATTGTGTTTGTTCCTAATATCTTTGCCCCTGTATATAGAACTTCTATAGTTCTTGATACTCTTTCAAAGTTATCGTTTTGAGGAGGATTAAAATCATCTGTTTTTTCTATAGCTTTTTCAAGCCCGTTTTCCCCGTATTTTATTTTAAACACTTGATTCATATAAGTTTTATACTCATAGTATAATACCTGAACAGTGTTTTCATCGTAATTACCCCAACCAGTTATATATTGTCTATTACCTGGAGCTTGTTGTATTTTATATAGTTCTTCTTCCGTTATATCTGGAAACTGTTTTTTTAATTCTGGTATTGTAACCGCTTTTACTTCTCCAACGTAATAAATATCGTCAAAATTAGGGTCTTCAGTATAAGAATATACTAAGTAAGCTGGATCAACATATTCAGCTCGTATACCTTCACTTACATTGAAACTAGTTTTCACAGCACCGATACCAAGAACCGTTAAGTCATAGTTTAATCTTCTTCTGGTCAAATCCCACTTGTTAGATGCTAATACGTTATTTATCGCTTCTTCTTCAGCTATCTCTATAGATTGCTTATAAGATAGTTGCATGTGTAAGTCTAATTCTTCCTTAGTTTCTGGTAATTCATCTTTAGGTAATGGAGATGCTGAAAAATCCTTACCAGTAACTTCAGTAGCTTTAGCGACTAAGTCTTGAGAATACATATCTCTAAGTATTGCCAACGCGTAAGATGTTCTTGCCTTTAAAGACTCTTGGTCTTGAGCGTATGCTTTTATGTCGTAAGTCTTATTAGACATTCCATTCACTACGATGTCTACAAATTTAGATATTACAGGTACTGGTTTCCAATCTATATTTAAGTAAGATAAATCACCATTTATTGCCAACTCATCTTTATACTTCTGTACTGATTGTTCTCCTCTAGCGTATAATCTTAACTGATGAAAATTATTCCAATTAGATACGTATCTATTCTGACTAGTTCTACCTTGATCAAACCATTCCTGTTCTATAGCGCGAGATACCTGTAGTCCATAAGCTTCTGATGCTTTTTCTGCATCACTAACAACCTGACTAGGAAAAGCGCTATTTGTATTTGTATATACGTTCATTTATTATTTATTTTTGATGAAGAACCTGTATTGTCGTATTTCTTAATTCCCAAATTATATACCTTTCTTATTGTAGGATTAGAAGGAGTATATCTATTTTTGTTACATGCCATTATAGCTAAACCAGAACTAATAGAAGCATCAAAGTCAGTTCTATTATTTATATTAAATCTAGCCCAGTCGTTTAAGGTTCTATTAAAATACATATCTCCATATCCATTCTCAGTAACACCAACGTATTCTTCTATATAAGATTCTATAGCTGATGCGTGAGCTTGTTTTATATCTTCACTGGAGTTTGGTATTCCTCCAATATCTTTTTCGGTTACAGATAAATTATTCCATATCTTATCTGGTCTATTCATTGAATATCCTCTATAACCTCTTCTTTTAAAATGAAATAATAATCTAGGTTTATTATTTTCTGCTAATATAGGCATTCCATAAAAAACACATGCCATTAAAACTTCTTCAAAAAATATTTCAGCAGTTTGTGGTCTAGCTATATATTCTAAAAAGAAACTATTAGGTGGAACATCATCCATTGAAAACTTAGTAAGTCCACTTAAAGCACCGTTAGATCCTTTACCATCAACTGTACCAGATATATCATATGGGTCACATCCAAAAGCTCCACAATGTTCGTTTCCTGGATATTTTAATCCATTCTTTATAATAATATTATTCTGAAGATGTACTGGTGGAATCCATGATATTAAAAATCTTCCGTCTTTATTTGGATAAAAAACGACTCTAGTATC